ATCAGATTTCCCACCCCTCGAGCTGATGCCGGCGAAGGTCAGGGCATCCACTAGCGCTCGGGGCTATGGGGCGGCGCATCAGCGGATGCGGGCGGAGTATGGCCGCCTGGTGTTGGCGGGCCGGGTGCGGTGCGCCCGCTGTGGTGATTGGATCGTGCCGGGGCAGGACTGGGATTTGGGGCATACAGATGACCGGCGCGGCTATACGGGGCCGGAGCATGCGGCGTGTAACCGGGGTGCGGCGAAGCCGTTGCGGGGCGGCATGGTCGCCGAGTTGCCGCCGGAACGGACGGGTGTTCCGTCGGATGACAGGCGGTGGCGCGTGCCGTGGCTCGAGTCGCTTCTGGATGTGCCTGCGGAGGCGGTGTGGCCGAGGTTCATGACGGTACCGCACCCGCGGGCGTCGGGTTCGCTCGGCGAGGTGTTCTGTGAGTGGGCGGCCGGCCGTGAAGGGCGGCCGCTTCGCTGGTGGCAGCGTCTAGTAGCGACCCGGCTGCTCGAGGTCGATTCGCAGGGCGAATTGGTGTGGGACGCGAGCGTGTTGACGGTCGCCCGGCAGGTCGGGAAGTCGTGGCTGTTGCGGGAGCTGTGTCTGTGGCGGATGCATCAGACCGACAGGTTCGGGGAGCCGCAGGACATCGTCCACACGGGGAAAGATCTCGCGGTTTGCCGTGAGGTGCAGCGGCCGGCGTTGTGGTGGGCAAGAGAGGAAGAACGCAGAAGCGACTACCACATTCGGCAGACGAACGGGCAGGAGGCGTTGGAGTGGCTGCCCGGCCGTTCCCGCTGGATGGTCAGGGCGAAAGAAGCCGCCTACGGGCACAGCGTGTCGCTGGCGGCCGTCGACGAGGCCTGGAAGGTGACAGCCGCAACCGTTGACGAGTCGCTAGTGCCGACGATGGTCGAACGGACGCAGCCACAGCTGATGTTGATCTCGACGGCGCACCGCCGGTCGGAGGCGCTGATGCTGCAACGCCGCAAAGCGGCACTGGCCGAGCTCGAGACCGGGACAGGCGATCTGCTGGTGGAGTGGTCGGCGCCGCCGGAGCTGCCGATCGACAGCGTGGACGCGTGGCGTTTAGCGTCACCACACTGGACGCCGCAGCGGGAACGTCTGGTGGGGCAGCAGCTGGCGGCGATCCAGGCCGGCGAGATCCGCGACCCGACCGAACCCGACCCGGAGATTTCGTTCCGGACGCAGTGGTTGAACCAGTGGCCCAGGTCGATGGAGGGCGGCGTTGACGGGGAGCCGTTGCTGCCGGCGGGGTTGTGGAAAGGGCTGCAGGAACCTTTGGAGGCGCACGACCAGCCGTTGTTCGTGATGGTGGAGGATGACTTCGGGTCCGGCGCCGCTGTTGCGGCCGCCGCGAAACTCCAGGATGGCCGGGTGGAGGTCGACGGGTGGCTGTGCCCGAACTGGGAAACCGCCGTCAGGGACCTGCAGTCGCTCCTCGTCACCAGGCGGGTGAAGCAGCTCGGCGTCGGCGGGTCGATGCTCGCGTCGCTGCCTGCCGGGTTGTGGCCGCCGCCGAAACCCGTCGGCGGCGCCGAGACCCGTGCCGGGCTCGCGCTCTTACGGGATCTCGCGGTCGGCGGTATGGTTGTTCATGACGATACCCCCGACCTTGACGAGGCGATGGCGGTAGCGATGGTGCGTGAACGCGCGGCAGGGCTCGCATTGGAGCCGTCCGGGCCGACGCATCTCGTCAAGGCGATGGTCTGGGCGCTCCACGCAGCAGCCCAACCATCAAGGGTGCCGACGGTCTACTGATGAACCTCCGCGGCCTCAGACCACGCGCCGCGTCCGACGAGGGCGTCGTCCCGAACCCGAACGACCCCGCCGCCGTTCCACCGTCGACCGTCGGGCCGGATCAGTTGGTTGTCCCGGGGGATCCGCACGGGGTCACGGTCGAGGGGACGGATCTGCCGGCCGGGCCGCCGCCGAGGATCGTCGCGTCGGGCTGGTCTGGGTGGCCGGCCGACTGGAACACACCGAACTGGTCTGGTCAGCTGCAACGCCTGACCGACACCGCCTGGCTGTGTGTCGACAAAACCTCTAGGGCGTTGTCGACGATGCCGCCGTATCTCGTCGACGCGGCGGACACGTTGTCGGCGGACTGGCTGAACAACCCCGACCCGGACCTGTACGTGTCCTGGGAGGAGTTCTGCAAGCAAATGGTGTGGGACTACATGCTCGGCGAAGTGTTCCTGCTCACCACCGCCAGGTACGCAACGGGGTGGCCGTCGCGTTTCCACGTCGTGCCGCCGCTGTATGTGGAAGTCGAACGCGGCCGCGACGGCCTCAGACGGTACGAGATCGGCGGCGCCGACGTCACCAGCGATTTGCTGCACATCCGCTACCAGGGCGACATCGTCGACCTGCACGGCCACGGCCCATTGGAGGCGGGCGCCTACCGGATGGTCGCGGCGGAGGCGTTGATGCAGTACGGCGCGAAGATCGTCGCCTCCGGTGGTGTCCCCGTCGGGGTGCTCGAGTCGCAGGAAGAAATCTCGCCCGACCAGGCGCTGGTGATCCAACAGAAATGGGTGGAACGCAGGATGTCGTCGATCGGCGAACCAGCCGTGCTCGACAAGGGTTTGCAGTGGAAGCCGTCGCAGATCAACCCGACCGAGCTCGGTTTGGTTGATCTGGAGCGCTACCAAGACTCCCGGATCGCCGAGCTGCTCGGCGTGCCACCGGAGATCGTCGGGCTGCCAGGCTCCGGCGAGTCGATGACGTACAAGAACATGGGCGACCTCTTCGACTTCTGGTGGCGCGACAGCCTGAAAGGAACCGCCCAAACACTGATGTCCGCGTTGTCCGGCTGGTTGTTGCCGCGCGGCACCACCGTCGAACTGAACCGGGACGAGTTCGTGCAGCCGCCGCCCCTGGCCCGTGCGCAGGCCTACCAGATCCTGTTCGCCCTCCAGGACCCCGTCACGGGGCAGCGGGCGATCACGATCGACGAGATCCGCGCCGCCGAACGGCTGGACAACTCCACACCCGCCGACGTCGCACAGGGAGTCCTGAAATGACCCAGCTCGAAATCGAAATCCGGAAGGTCGCAGACCAGCAGTTAGGGGTGTCGTTCCCGAAACGACAGATCGAACTTGTGGTGATGCCCTACGAGGTCGAGGCGCAGGTCGTCCACCGCGGCCGCATGATCCGCGAAATCGTCTCCCGCGGCGCGTTCGAAGGGATCGACGCGACCCGACGCCGGATCGTCGTGAACCGCGAACACGTCCTCGACAAGGTCGTCGGGAAAGCAATCCGCTTCCACCCCTCGAGAGAAGAGGGGCTGGTCGCTGAACTGCGGATCGCGCCGACCGAGCAGGGCGACGAAACGCTCGCGCTCGCCGACGAAGGGCTGCTGGACGCGTCGGCCGGGTTCGGTGTCCCGGACGGCGGCGAGACTTGGCCGGAACGCGGCCTGCGGCGCCTCTCGCGGCTCTGGCTGGACCACATCGCGATGACCCACAGCCCGGCCTATCAGGGCACGAACGTGCTCGCCGTCCGCGACAACGCGAGTGTCGTCGCGCCGGCGGCGGCACGGCCGAACCTCGAAGTCGTCCGCGGCTGGCGTCTAGCCGACCGTTACGCTTTAATCGAATAGACCACCAACACATAACCCCGTTGATGGCCCGTGGGGCGCCGGGGTTCCCGTGGGGTGAGGTGGACGCACGCAGCTGCGAAACGACAACCTCGTTTCGAAAGGACGACATGCGTACCACCGACCAGATGCTCTCGCGGCTCGCCGCCGAGATCGAAGAGAAACAAACGTTCATCGACGGGATCGTCGAGGACGCCGAGAAAGAGGGACGCGACCTCAACAGCCAGGAAATGGAGATGGCGACCCGGGCACGCACCCGCGTCGGCGAGCTGCAGCCGCAGCTCGACCAGCTGATCGACCTGCGCCGGATGGGCTCCGAGTCCCGGGCGAAGATCGCCGAGCTGGCGCCGTTCATGCGCGAGCAGCCGGCGGCTCCGAAGGAGATCGAGTACCGCTCCGCGGGCGAGTACGCGATGGATCAGTGGCGGGCCGGGCTCGGCGACAACGACGCCCGCCAGCGGCTCGAGATCTACAACCGCGCGGCCGCCCACCAGAAAACCAGTGATAACCCGGGTCTGATTCCGGCGCCGATCCTCGGCCCCGTCGTCAACTTCGTTGATTCGAACCGGCCGCTGGTGTCCGCGCTCGGCCCGCGGGATCTGCCTGGGCAGACCTGGGGCCGGCCGAAGGTCACCCAGCACACCTCGGTTGGGTTGCAGCCGTCCGCCGGCGATGCGGCGGCAGAAAAGGCCGAGCTCGTGTCGCAGAAAATGACGATCACGAAGCTGACAGCGACCGCTATCACGTATGGCGGCTACGTCAACGTCTCGCGCCAGGACATCGACTTCACCACCCCCGGTGTGATGGACATCATCATCGGTGACCTCGCGGCGCAGTACGCGATCCAGACCGAAGCCGCCGCCGCGACCGCGTTCGCGGCCGCCGCAACCGCCGGCACCACGTTGCCGACGGGTGCGAACACCGCCGACCAGATCGCCGGCGCGTTGTGGGCCGCGGCGGCGTCGATCTACGCCGGCACCAAGGGCGTCGGCCGTGTCTTCGCGGTCGTCCCGACCGGCCTGCTGGGTGCGTGGGGTGCGCTGTTCGCGCCGTACGGGCCGATGAACCAGCAAGGGCAGGGGTTCTCGGCGGCGGACTTCTCGACCGGCCTCGCCGGCGTCATCGCCGGCATCCCCGTTTACGTCTCTGCCGCGATCACCGCGAACACCGCCCTCGTCATGTCGTCCGCGGCGGCCGAGGTGTACGAACAGCGGATCGGTTCGCTGCAAGTCGTCGAGCCCAGCGTCCTGGGTGTGCAGGTCGCCTATGCGGGCTACTTCACGCCGATGGTGATCGAGGCGACCGGCATCATCAAGATCACCAAGACGCCATGACCGACGAGCCCACACCCGAGAATGCGGGCGGCACCGTCTTCGACGACCCGAACCGGGAAGCAGTCGGGTTGGAGCCGGCGTGGGTCGAAGGCACCGGCGGCACACCCGGCGAAGTCACCCCGGTCGACGACGACGGGCCGTCCGCGGACACCAGCGGCGGCACCGATGACCTCGACCAGATGACGAAAGCCGACCTGCTCGCCCTCGCGAAAGAACAGGGCGTCAGTCCGGCGAACAACGACATGACGAAGGCGGAGCTGGTCGACGCCATCCGGGGCCAACGGACAGGCTGATGGCGTACGTCGATGTCGCCGAGCTGCAACGGGTGCTGCAGAAGCCCGCCCCGACTGCGGCCGAGGCTGAGGCGATGCAACGCGACCTCGACGTGGCGGCGCGGGAGATCGACTGGGACCTCGCTTACGACCCGGTCGACAATCCCGCGCCGCCCCCCGACACACCGGAGTATGGGTTATTGGCCGATGTGAACCTCGACCGGGCCGTCGAGTTGTGGGCGGCCCACCAGCGTCCCTTCGGCGCCCAGAACGCCGGCGCGGACATGGTTCCGCTGGTGTCGCCCCGCGATACCTGGTACCGCCACCACCTGAGGTTGAACCCGTTGCGGACGCTGTACCCGATCGGATAAGTGGGATGTCGCTGCTCGAGCTGACCGCCGGGATCGCCTCCCAGCTCGAGCAGCGACTCGGCATCGAGATCGACGTCCTCCAGGTGACGGCGACGGCGAACCGCAACCCCACCCCGCCGTCGATTGACGTCTACCCGGCCGACCCGTTCCAGGAGCCCGACAGCTTCGACCCGCTGGACCGGCAAGCCGCGTTCGTCGTCCGGGCACGCGTCACCGACCTCGACGTCGACTCCGGCCAAACACTGCTGCTCGAGATGATGGACCCCGGCTCCGCCAAATCCGTGTTGGCCGCACTAGCTAGCGACGGCACGTTCGGTGGTACCTGCCAGTCGTCGACCGTTGACGGGCCGTCCGGCTGGGGCGAATACCAGGACGCGTCCGGCGAGACACTGTTGGGCTGCCAATGGCGGCTGCAAACGATCCTCTAGGAAGGAAGTGATCGACGTTGTCGAAATTCCTGCTCAAAGACGTCAAGGTCATGGTCGGGACGGTGGATCTGTCGTCCCACGCCTTCAACGTCGACACACCCGGAACCAAAGAGCAAGTGGACGTCTCCGGCTTCTCGACCACCGGGAGTCGGGAGTTCCTGCCCGGCCTGGCTGACGAGTCGATCGTGATCCAGTTCGAGAACGACTTCGCCGCCTCGCAGGTCCACGCCACGCTGGAGCCGCTGTACCGGAACGGCACCACCACCCTCGTCTACGTCGTCCCGACGTCGGCGGCGGTGTCGGCGACGAACCCAGCGTTCGGCGGCCAAGGTGTCCTCTTCGACTACAACGGCCTCTCCGGGGCTTTGAACGCTCGCTCGGAGACGACGGCGACGTTCAAGCCGGCACCCGGTGGTGTCTTCCAGTGGTCGGCGACCGCCCCCACGATGGAAGAGGCAGCCCCGGCGGCGAGCGGTTCGTCGAAGTAAATGCCGATCGTCTTTAGCGGTTTCCGCGAGTTGAACCTGGCGTACAAGGGCGCCGAACGTGACGTTCGGCTTCGCTGGCGGGCCAACTTGCGGCAGGTCGCCGAACCGGTCCGTCGAGACGCCGAACGGCTGGCGATCTCGTCGATCCGGCGGATGACCGGCTCGCCGAAATGGTCGCGGATGCGGGTCGGCGTCTCGCAACGGGTTGTCTACATCGCGCCCCGGCAGCGTGGCTTTAAGGGGCGCGGTCGCCATCCCAGCAAGCGCCCGAACCTCGGCGACCTGCTGATGAACCGGGCGATGCAGCCCGCTTTGGAACGCAACGAAGAGCAGATGTTCCGCAACCTCGAGCGGCTGATGGACAGGATCGCGGCGGACTTCAATGCCTGAGATCCAGGTCAACGGCCGCACCTACAAGCTGGTCGGGTTCGACGAGTACACGCTGAACGAGGCGATGGTGTTCTGGGAGTACACGAAGATGTCGCAGGCCGAGATCGCCGACCTCGACGGCTTCAACCCCGCCGTGATCGCCGCCATGATCCACATCGCCGTCGCCCGCGGCGAGCCCGGCGAAACAGAACGTTCCATCCGTGCCGCTGTCGGTGCGATCCCGGTCTCGAAGCTGAACGAGGTGTTCATGGAAGTGTCGGTTGAGGTGCCCGACGAGATCCCTTTGCCCGACGCGACAGCGAACGGTTCTGGCGGCGGTTCGTCAACGTCTTCGGTGCCGCCCCCGGCCCCGTCGATCCCGCCGGCTTCTGGCAGCCCTGGCTTGGCCACTGGTGCCACCTACGACCGGCAGACATGGGTGACCTGACCGCCCGCCAGCTCGAGCGCTGTTACTCCTGGGTGACGGAGCAGAACCGGTGACCTGTGGCTCGTAAGCTGATCGCCGAGCTGATCCTCGACCCGTCCCAGTACATCCGGGGGTTGAGGAAAGCCGAACGGGCGTCGAAAGAGTTCACTTCATCGCAGCAGAAGGTGTTCGGTGCCGCCGCTCGCGGCGCCGGGGCCAGGCTGGGCGTCTTCGGCGGCCTCGCGGGTGGCTTCGCCGGCGGCAGCGCCGCCTTCGCGGCAGGCACCGGGGCAGCGTTGGCCGTACAGGGACTCGAGAAATCCGTTCAGGCCGCCTCGGATCTGAACGAGCAGATGTCGAAGACGACGGTGGTGTTCGGACAGTCGGCGCAACAGGTGAAGGACTGGGCGAAGACGACGACGGAAGGGTTCGGGATCGCGCAACGCGAAGCGCTCGCGACGGCGTCTTCTTTCGGTGCGTTGTTCCAGCCCATGGGGCTCGTCGGCGCCCAGGCCGCCGAGCAGTCGGAGAAGCTGACCGAGCTCGGCGCCGACTTGGCGTCGTTCTACAACACCGACGTCGCCGACGCGTTGGACGCGATCAGGTCTGGGATCGTCGGCGAATCCGAGCCGCTCCGACGTTACGGCGTCCTGCTAACCGAAACCAGGGTGCAGCACGAAGCCTTGCGGGAAACCGGCCTGAAGCACGTGCAGCAGCTGACCGCCCAGGACAAAGCGCTTGCCCGCATCAATCTGATCTTCCAGGACACCTCGAAAGCGCAGGGCGACTACTTCCGCACCTCGGAAGGATTGGCGAACCAAACCCGCACCCTGAAATCAAACATCGACGATCTGTCGACGTCGATCGGCGAGCTTCTTGTCCCTGCCGTCACCGACGCCACCGGCAAGCTGAACGAACTGTTCGCGGCGGCGAAAGGCCCGCCCGGCGGCGGCGGCGGCAAGAAAGAGCAGACCGATCTGTCGCGTGGCTTCGACCGGCTCGGTTCGGCTGCTCAAAAGGCCGGAAAGGTCGTCTCGTTCTGGTTCATGCATTCCACCTATGTGATCCCGATCAAAGCGGCCGCGGGCGCGGTGAAACTCCTTGGTTCTGCGTTCAGCGATTCCACTCAGGTCCTCGACGGCTACTCGCCCGCAGCAGAGGCGGCGGCGAAAGCAACGCATGGGCTCGCGCTCGCCGCCAGGGAAGCAGCGACCGCCACCGCCGCGACGAAATATGTGCCGACCGTGCAGCAGCGGAACACCTGGTTCGACCAGATGATCAGCCGTGGCGAGTTCCGCGCCGGCCTGCTCACCGACCTGGACAAACAGATCGCCGAGTACAAGACCATCGTTGCGAAGCTGAAGGCCCGGTTGGCGGTCACGAACGACGCGACCCGGCAGGCGAGGCTCGAAGACCAGATCCTGCAGGACAACGCCACCATCGCCGGCTTGCAGGCGCAGAAGGCCGACAACTTGAAAGCCGCGATCGACCTCGCGAACGCGAACCGGAAAGCCGCGATCGAGGCCGCGAAGCAGGAACACGAAGACTGGCTGGCGTTCGCCTACGAGAAAGCGCAGACGACGAAGACGGTCAAGGACGACCTGAAGACAGCGCAGGCGAACCTGAACTACTGGAAGCTGCAGGCCCGTACCGGCAAGTACACCGTCGACGAGGCCCGCCAGGTGCTGCACTGGCAGGAAGAGCTGAAGAGGATCCGCAAGCAGGGGCAGGACACCGATCCATTGGCCGGGCTGATGCAGGTCTCGTCGGCACGGCTGGCCGCGATCCTCGCCGTGGGTACCGGCCTGAGCGCCGCCGGCCGCAGGATCCTCGGTATGAACATCGCCGGCGCCGAGATCCAGCCGATGCACGTCCACGTCAACATCGACGGCCGCGAAGTCGGCCGGGCCGTCACCAAAGACCAGGCCCGCACCAGCAAGCGGACGGCGCAGCAGACGTCCGGGCGTCGTGGCTGACCCTGTCGGCGTCTCGGTCGCTTTCGACGCCGACCCGATGGCCCCCGACCCGGCCTGGACACGCATCGACACCCTGACGGGTTGCCGCGTCCGCGGCTGGACGATCGACCGTGGCCGACCGAACGAGTTCGAGAAGACCGGCACCGGCACCGCCACCGTCCGGATCGTCGACATGGACGGGCTGTTCGACCCCACCAACGGCTCGAGCCCGTATCACGGCAAGATTTTGCCGGGGAAACAGGCGGCGGTCGCGTTGCAGAACCCGACCGGCGCCCACGCCTGGTTCACGCTGTTCCGCGGCTACATCGAATCGTGGCATTACCAGTTGGCCCCGACCCGCCAGTGGATGGAGCTGGAGCTGCAGCTCGTCGACGGGTTCGCCATTTTGGCGCGTGCCGAGTTGCGTGTCGGGATCGACGGTGCTCTTCCTTTGCCGGCGGAGATCGCGAAGGGCAACGTCGCCTACGGCGAAACCGAAGGGACCGGCGCTGACCGCGTCCACGCGATCCTCGGCGACGTCGGCTGGCCCGTCGAGCTCCGCGACGTCTTCTCCCTCAACGTGAGGCTGGGACCGAAAGCGTACGGCCCCGGCACCTCTGCGCTCGACGCGATCTGGGATGCCCTGGACGGTGAGTTCCCCGGCGTCGCGAACGGCTGGATGTCAAAGGACGGAAAGTTTGTTGTCCACGGCCGTCAGGCGCGGTTCCGCCCGGACGTCGCCGAGTACGGCATCCAGCGCCGTACCGTCGGCGACCCGTCCGCAACGGCCGGCGACACCAGTGTGGTTCCGGTGTCGGAGCTGGAATGGTCGAACGGCCAGGACAACCTCTTCAACGCCTGTTCGGCGACGCCGCAAGGCGTCGGGACGGGCGACACCTGGCGGCAGCTCAACCCCGACCCGCCCGACAACGACGACGTCGCCGGCCAGTACGTCAAAGACGACGCGTCGATCGCCGCCTACGGGCTCCGGTCGATCACGTTCGACCAGCTGCAAACCGTCGAAGGGCTGGCGACCGGCAACGACTCGATGGTCGAAACGAAACAGTTCGCGACCTACTACGTGACGAACTACAAAGACCCGGCGCCCAGGATCTCGAGGCTGGTCTTCAAGGCCCGCCACCCGACCGCCCCGAACGCCGACCGTCTCTGGGACCACATGTGCCGTTGTGAAATCAGCGACCTGCTCACGTTGAAGACGGCGCATCACGGCGGCGGCGGCTTCAACGAGGACTTCTACGTCGAAGGCATCCACTACACCGGTGACCCCGGCGGCCCCGGCGCCCCCCAACAACCCCCGATTATCCACTTGGAGTTGGACGTGTCACCCAGGGCGAACTACACCACCAACCCGTTCGACAGCGACCCCGACCCCTGATGTCTGCGCCGCATCCCCGCATGCACGGCCTGACGCACGTCCCCGGCGGCCCCGACCCGGTTCCGGGTTTGTTGCCGCCGCAGACCGCCGGGAACTTCCCCGCCCAGATCCTCGCTCTCCCCGATCTGCGCGGCTACTGGCGGCTCGGCGAAGGCAGCTCGCCGTACGCAGACACGTCCGGGAACGCGATGGGGCCGCACAACCTGCAGCGCAACCTCGGCACGCTCGGCGGCACGTCGGTGCCGATGACCGAGGACGTCACCCCCGGTCTGTTGCCGCCGGAGACCGACGACGGCGCCGTCGCGTTCAACCAGGACGAGCCGGAGCCGTCGCCGCAGCGCGAGTTCCTCGAGAACCCGACGGTGAGTGGCGCCGCACAGTTCAACTTTTCCGGCACCCACACGATGAGCGTCGTTGCCATGATCCAACCCGGCTCGGCGACACACACGTTCTGGGGCGGCGCCGTCGGCGACATGAACGGTGCGGCCGCGTTGAACGGCTGGGGGCTCCGCGTCAGATACCCAACCCTCGAAGTCGACTTCCTCCGCGCCCAGGACGCGACGCATTACCACTCGGCGACGGCGCCGCCGGTGACCGCCGGCGAGACCGTGATGGTCGTCGGTACCTACGACGGCGCCCTGATCCGCTTGTACGTCAACGGTGTGCTGGCCGCGAGTGTGGCGGACACATCGAGCCTGGCCTACAGCGGCTCGAACTCGGTTCGGGTCGGCGGGTTCTGGTGGGACCTCCACACCTACAGCACCTGGCAGTCGTTCTACGGCGTGATCGACGAGGTCGCCGTTTACGGCTCGGTTCTCTCCGACAGCGATGTTGCCGCCCTCTACCAGACGGGTGCCGCCGTCCAGCCCGGCGACGTGCTTACCCTCGACGAGAACGGCAACCCTGTCTGGGCTCCGCCGACCGTCGAAATCACCGGGGGTGGCGTCAACCCCGCCCCGGTCGATGAGACACCCGCCGACAGCAGCCACCCCGCGGGAAGCGGGCCGACCACCTCCTCCGGCTGGCATCTCGACGCACACGTCGAGACCGTGGTGCTGCACGACCCGAACCCCGGCAGGTTCGACGTCCCGACGATGAAATGGGTGCGGGTCCCGTTCACGTCGATCACGATCTACCGCACGTGGGAGCCGACTGTCGACGCCGAAATCCTGAAGACCGCCCGATTGAAGGATGACCGCGGGCTGATGCAAGCCGCGAAGAACGGGATCTTGCACATCAACCCCGACATGGCCTGGCCGGACGCGCCGCCGATGAACATCTGGATCGACGACGCCATCGTTCTGCACCCCGAGCAGCACCACGTCGAGGGCTGGTTCTCGATCGAGTACCCGGTGCTTGACGCCAGGTACCTGCCCGAGAACGACATCGAGCTGCTCACGCTCGGCCCGACCCCGCCCGCGCCGAGACCCGGAGTCGACGTCCTTCCGGCGGACGGCTACCAGCGCGGCTCGAGGTTCATGAATCTCAGCACCGGCTCCGTGCTGCGGTCCCATGCCGGCTCCACCGGCAGGGCGATCGCCAACTGGTGGTTCTGGGGAGAGGCCGAGATCTCGACCGGCGCAGGCGACGGCCCCGGCACCGGCAGCCCCGACAACCCGTTCCCGATCTGGGGCGACTGGCCCGCACGACCGATCCACATGACGCCGCCCTACCCGCAGATGAACCCGACCGACTCACGCGCCTACTACCAGGACTCTGTGGGCATGGCCGGATACGGCTTCGGCCCGTACAGGGGGCTGGAGGCGGGCACGAACCTGTCGGCGGGCGCGAACCTCTGCATGCAGGCCTGGCAGGACTCGCCGTGGCTGCTGCGGTTCAGCACCGCCCGGTTCCCCGCCTACCGCGGCTTCGACGCGGACTACAACGGGTTCCCGCACCTGGCGGTCACCTACCACTACGACCCCGACACGATCAACCACACAACCGGCAAGCTGTTGCTCCCCGCGACATGACGGCGCCTGGCGACCCTATCCGCGCCTCGTTCTTCTTCGTCGGCCGCGGCCTGCGCGGCGAACCGTTGGCGGAGCAGGACGCGGTCGAGCTGTCCGTCGACCTCCTCGACCTCGCCGTCGGCGAGCTCGACAGCGCTACCGGCTGGCCGGCGCATCTCCTCACCGGCTTGGTCGCCGACCGGCCCGACCCCGCCGAGGTTCAGCCCGGCTCCCTGTACGCCGCCACCGACGAGGGTGTCGTCTACCAGGCCGCGATCAGCCTCGAAGACGACTCCAGCTACGAATGGCAGACCTGGCTCGCAAGCAGCGGCGGCGGCGGCGGCGCATCCCCGGCCGACACGGCCGGCTGGATGCCGCTCACCACCGTCGTCGGCGGCGTCCCCGACCTCGTCTGGGATAGCACCGACAACCTGATCCCCACCTACGGGCCGTTCTAAGGAGGGCAGACCTGTGACCACCCGCTATGCCGACCATGTGTTGTCCGGCACCACCGCCGCCCGCCCCGCCGCCACAGCGGTGCCCGCAGGCACCCTCTACGCCTCCTCGACCGACGGTGTTGTCTACCAGTCGTCCGGCACAGCGTGGGGCACCTGGCTCGCCGCCCCCACCGCCGGCGTCCCGATCGGCGTCGTCGACGTCAAAGGCGACCTGATCGCCGCCTCCGGCCCCGACGCCGTCGCCCGCCTCCCCGTCGGCAGCGACGGGCAGCTCCTGACCGCCGACTCGGCGCAAACCCTCGGAGTGAAATGGGCGGCCGCCCCCGCCACAGGTATCCCGCCGACCTTGTTGGACGCGAAAGGCGACCTGATCGCAGCGTCCGCGAACGACACCGCCGCCCGGCTTCCCGTCGGCACGAACAACCAAGTGTTGACGGCCGACTCGGCGCAGACGCTGGGTGTGAAGTGGGCAACACCGGCCAGCGCCCCCGGGGTTGCGGCCGACACGATCTGGGACAGCAAAGGCGACCTGGCCGTCGCGACCGCAGCCGACACCGCCGCCAAGCTGCCGGTCGGCACCGACGGGCAGGTGCTGACCGCCGACGCCGCCCAAACCGCCGGGGTGAAATGGGCGACCCCGTCCGGCGGTGCGGCCGGCGCTCTCACGCTGCTGTACACGCTCACCCTCGGCGCCGCCGGCACGTTCGACCAGTCGTCGATCAGCGGCGCCTACAACGACCTGATCCTCGTCGTGACCGCCCGCGACGCAGCCAGCTCGATCGTCAGGCTCCTCGAGCTGAGAATCAACAACGACAGCGGCAACAACTACTACGGCAACCGCGCGAACTTCGACGGGGTCACACCCGCCTACGCACAGTCGTCACCGAACTCGATCATCGCGGTCGGCAGCGTCGACGGTTCGACGGCAGCCACGAACGCGTTCGGGACGAGCACGGTCAGCCTGATCGGGTACGCGTCCACGACCTGGCTGAAGACGGTTCTCTACGACAGCATGGCCTGCGTGAACACGTCCGGCGGCGGCTCGCGTTCGCTCGGCGGCGGCTTCTGGAACTCGACCGCCGCGATCAACCGCGTCAGGATCACCGGGCAGGGAGGCGGCAACCTCGTCGCCGGCTCCCAGCTCCGCATCTACGGCCGCCTATGACCGACTGGTGGGAAACCGGCTATGCCGGGGCGCCGATGGTCAAAGTCGCCGGGTTTCCCCGGCCTTTGTTTCCGCCTGACGCGGCCCGGTACGGCAAACGCCCCTCGATTGACGGCCCCGACGTCGAAGCGTACAAACGCACCGTCTCACGGGCCGGCCGCTGGCGGTGGCAGCAGTTCGACGACAGCTATTCGAACAGCTTCGCGCACGGCAAAGCAGGCGGGCATGTCGCCGACACCGGCATCGCCGGCATCCAACGGCAGCAGAAGATCGACGACACCGGCTGGATCGGCAAAACCACCTTCAACACCCTGCGGTCGATCCTGATCCCCGACGAGCTCCCCCACGCCGGCGAACCCGCCATGGACGCTGTGGCGGTCGAGCTGATCGCCGAAGCATGGGCCAGGTTCGAAGGCCACGAGCCCGCACCCCCCTCAAAGGGGACGGTGCGCGGGGCGGCGCTTGAGCGGGCCGCGACGCAGATCGGGGTCACCGAACAACCCCCCAACTCGAACGTCACCCCGTACACCGACTGGTACGGCCAGGTTGGCCCGTGGTGCGCCATGTTCGTCACCTGGTGCTTCGAGCTCGGTGCGAACGACGTTGGCGAAGACTCACCGACCTTCGTTCGCGGCCAACGGTACGCGTACGTGCCCTACTTAGTAGCGGACGCTCGCGACGGGCTCCATGGCCTCACGACGACCGACGACCCACGCCCCGGGGACGCGGTGGCCTTCGACTGGGCGTTCGACACCATTTATGACCACGTGGGCTTGTTCGAGGGCTGGCTCGAGACCGGACTGTTCTCGACGATCGAGGGCAACACCTCACACGCCGACCAGTCCAACGGCGGGAGCGTAATGAGGCGGCAACGGTCGCTCGGGACTCAGGGGACGGTGTTCGTCCGGGTCGCGGAGCCGTGAGCCCGGCGACGGTCAGCCTGAACTGGCAGACGCTGGTTGCCGCCGTGATCGTGATTCTGGTGGTGGGGTTCGTCGCGATCGTCTGGCTGACCCGCGACCCAAGGATGCACCGGGTCAGGTTCGGGGTGTTCCTCGAACGCGACTCCGAAGAACACCCCGGCGACAAGCCCTAGTCGTCGTAACACCCGATGTCTTCCATCTGCCAGTCCGCCCATTCCATGTACTTGAGTTGCGGGTCGGGGCCGGAGGTGCCGCGATGGTTCGAGTACGCAACGTCGAACTCGTGCTGCAAGGTCGCGCAGTCAGTCTCGGTCATGATTCGGTCGTAGACCAGTTCGGCTCCGACGCCGTCATATGACGGCTGGTTGCTGGAGCTGCTGCTCGAGCTGGACTTTGCCTGCGCGATCATCATCACCGCCAGAACAGCCGCGGCGAGCGCAAGCCACTTGAACCGGTGGCTAGAGTTTGCGTGCATCGGGAGACGTAGCCTCTTCCGTTGTCATGGCCCGGGGGCGTGCGGACGTCGCCGGGCCGAATTTGTGGTCCCGGCCAGAGTAGACCGAGGCCGCTAGTCCAGACGGGTCTACTCCTTGGCCTGGTTCGCGATCAGCTCGCGCAGGAGGTTCTTGATGCTCTCGAGCTCGGACAGGATCGTGGCGTCCCGTGGGTGCTGCTCCTGCTCTTCGACGAGCTCGGCGACATCGACCTCGAGCACCTCGGCGATCCGCACCAGTTCCCGCACCGGCGGCAGCAGGCCGCGCTCCCATCGGGACACCGAACTGGGGCTGATGTTCGCCTTCAACGCGAAATCGAGCTGAGTCCAGCCCCTCTTGTTACGGGCTGCGGCGATCCGCTTACCGACCCCTTGCGGATCGAAACTCACGACGAGATGCAGCCTGCCGAGAGTCTTCGCTATTTGCGTAGTAGCCGTATGATGCAGCATTGACTACGCAATTCATGACTACTAGATTGCGAGGAGTCAAGTGGACGATCTGTCGCTGAAGATCCGCCGGGCTCGTAACGAGGCCGGACTGTCCAGGGAACTTTTGGCCGGGAAGGTCGGCGTGTCGCTCGCGACCGTTGTCCGATACGAGACCGGCCGGACACAACGGGTCTCACTCGAGTTGTTGGTGAAGATCGCGGAGGCGACCGGCAAACCGCTGGTCTGGTTCTTCGAGAACGACAGCGGCCTGGTCGGCGAGGTGTCGCACGGCTAGCCCATGCAAGCCGTCGTCACGACCCGTTCGGGCTATTTACCGCCACCCCGCTGGGCGACTATCATCCATGCCGACAACACAAATAGCCCCCGCACCGCAGCAACGGCCGGGGGCAGGCACAGAAGGGTTGATCTTCCATGCGCCAACGATCTTACGACGCAGCTCATGCAGCTCGTCGAGGACTACTTACCCGCGGTGGTCGACATGCCGCGTGACATCCGCCACCACCAGGCCGCGGCGTTCGACAAGCTCGTCGCCTGGCTCGACTGGCTCGACCTCGAGGGCAAGCGGCCCCGCACCATCCACAACTACGAACGCTGCGTCGCCGTCCTGCTGCGCCTCTATCCCGGCGTGCGGTTCGACGAGTTCACACCGGAGCAGGTCAACCGGGCGCTCAGGATGGTGCCGCCCCGCTCTCGCTACATCAGCCGGTCGGTCTACAACCAGTGGTTCGAGTGGGGCGAACGTCGCCGCTACATCGACCGCTCCCGCAACCCGATGATCGACGTCCCGAAGATGACCGCCGGACCGCGTCGCCCCACCCACCTCTTCACAGAGGCCGAGGTCGCGCTGCTGATCGGGCTGCCGGTGCAGGACGGCGCCCTGTTCGCGCTCCTCTTCGGAGCCCTCCTCCGCCGCGAGGACGCCATCAAGCTGAAGCGCCAGCACATCGACCTGGACCGGCTGCGGGTGATGGTGTACGACGGCAAGGGCGGCAAGGACGCCGTCATCCCGATTACCCCCCAGACCGCGGCCGCGGTCGCCGACCTCGACCTGCTCCTCCGGTTGGATCCCGACGACCACCTCTGGTATCGGGCGAAGCTGAACCGGAGCCGCAAGACGGGGATCGGGCACAGCGAGTTCTCGCGCTGGTATCGCCGCTGCCTCGAACAGGCCGGCGTCCGCTATCTGAAGCCCCACACGACCCGGCACACCGGCCACTGGATCCTGAAGCACGTCGAGAACCTCGACCTCGAAGAGCGACAGCTTGTGCTGCGCCACGAGTCGCCCGAAACGACGGTCAAGCAGTACCCGGTCACCGACATCGAAGACGTCGCCCGCAAACGCGCAGGGATCGCATGAGACTTCTGGACTCGAACCCCAGTAAACGGCTGCCAGCCAGGGATGAACACCAGGCCCGCATCGATCACGCAGGTTGGATCATCCAGCGCAAGTGCGAGTACCGATGCATCTGCCTCACCTGTTGGGTCGCGCACCTACGGGGCGCGTCTTGACGGATTCGAACACTAGAAAAAGGCAACCCGCCGGATGTATCTGTCCGAACGAGAACACCTTGCTTGGCAACTGCCCCGTTCATAGCGCGACGATGAAAGGGCCGATCGGTATCTGCGGCCTGTGCGGCGAGCGTGTCGCTGCCGCCGACCTGATCGTTCACCTTCGCGTTGAGCACGACTTCGACGAGGACGTCGAAACCTGGCCGGATGGAACGCCCGTGGTCGTCGACACAACGCTCGAGCCCGACGACTTCAAGTCCGGAGAGGCTGCGTCGTAAGCGATGTTGGCAACTGGCCGCCCAACTGGTTTCGCTCAACGGTGCGGGGTTGCGCGGCGCCGGAACGCTTTGAAAGGCGTAAATAGCCCAACGGGCCGTTTCGCGGGGGTTCCGCCCAACTCCCTGCAAACGCCCGGGAGAGCGTACCGGTGAGCGAGGTCGTCGTCCGCGACGCGCCGTTACCGCCGGCGGAGATCACGCATCCGGCGGAGGCCGAGCTCGAGATCCGCCGCCACCAGGCGCTCCTCGACGTCCAGCGCCGCGGCCGCGCTGAGCTGCGTGCGCAGGTTGTCACGCTTCGCAAGATCGTCGAGTACGCGCTTCGCGGAGCCGACCTCGTCGACGAGCTGCGCGATGCCGGCCAGCTTGCCGACCACGGCGGTGATCGTTCAACGTCCGAAGTTCGGACGTTGAACGATGTTGGTTTGACGCGGCAACGTGTCGCGGAGTGGCGGTCGCTTCGCGACCACGACGCGCTCGAGTTCGTCGACCTGGCGTTGCAGGCGAACCGAGAGTCGATGTTCGAGAAGGCGTCGATCAACTGGTTGCGGAAGCGCGTCGAACGGATCGCCCGCGAACGGCAAGCCGGCGACGCCCCCGAACCCGTGTACGACTACGAGCTCCGCCACGGCGACCTGCGCACCGCGCTCGACGACCTCGCCGGCACCGTCGACGTGATCGTGACCGACCCGCCTTATGCGGCGCTCGAGGAGATCGACGCGCTCGGCGAGCTCGCCGCACGGCTCCTGACCGAGGACGGCTCCCTGATCGTGATGGTCGGCCACTTCCACCTGCCGGCGTGTCTCACGCGGCTGTCGAAGCACCTCGTTTACCGCTGGATGTGCGCGTACGTGATGGACGGCCCCGCGGCACGGATCCACGCAAGCCGTGTCGGGACGAAGTGGAAGCCGCTGCTGGTCTACGACCGCGGCGAGCACACGCGGTTCATCACGCAGGACGTCTACCGGTCAGACCGCGCCGAGAAGGATCTGGCCGGCCAGATCGACGGGTGGGGCCAGTCGGAATCCGGGATGGCAGACATCGTCGACCACCTCACCGAACCCGGCGATCTCGTCGTCGACCCGTTCATGGGTGCCGGCACCACTGGCGTGGCCTGCCACGCGCTCGGCCGCCGCTTCGTCGGCTGCGACATCGACCCGGACGCCGTCGCCGTCGCGCGGAGGAGGCTCGATGGCTGAGGAGTGGTACAGCAGTCAGCCACAGTCGCGGTTCTCACGCGAGCACCGCGAGAACTGCCCAGGCGACGCGCATATGGTCGACCTCGACGGGCTGCTCTGGGTGCCGTATCTGTCGAACATCGGCGAGCCGTTGATGATCGTCGAGCGGAAACCGGAGAAGGCCGCTCAGAACGGCTGGTATGTGACGCAGGCGCTCGCCGCCCGGGCGCATCTGCCTGGCCTGTTGGTGGTCGAGCTCGAGAACGGTCTTTACCGCATCTTCGGAGCAACCGAGGTCACCGGCTATCGGCCACGCCGTTTCCTCGAAGACGTGACGATCGAGGGGTGGTACGAGAAGGTCGAGAAGCCGCTGCGAGAGCGAGCGCAGGCGAACCTCGAAGTCAAGACCATCGAGGACCTGTTGCGATGACCGTCGGGCCGCGTACCGACCGCCCCTACATCGCCTGCGACAGCTGCGGCCATTTGTGGACGGTCTGGAACCCCCCAACGGTGTGTGGTGTGTGCGGCAGCACCGCCCTGTGGGCGTTCCCCACCAAGGACGCCGCCCTGCAGCAGTCCAGGCTCGTACGGGGTAGACGATGAATCGTCCGGGACGCCAATCCTCCCCGGACAAGGGCGGCGCCGTGGGCCACGACCTGCGGGCCGTAACGGGAGACGATCCTGTGCGGCGCCGCCAACCCCTGATCGACGCGCTCTACCACCAAAACGCCGCCGTCGCCGAACTGCTCGCCGGCATGGAATCCGTCTGCGCGGATTTGGACGACGACACCCTGTCCGGCGGTCTGTGGTCTTTGCAGCAGGCGTGTTTGCGGTTCGACCGGGATCTGCGGGTGAGACGACGGTGAGTAATTCGGAGAAACCCGTCATTCAGCTGTTCGGAAGCGACCCGCAAGGACACTCCTCCAACCCGCCTGCACCGGTTGGCGGGCGAGCCACTCCCTCTGTTGGGTCGCTTCCCGACGGCTGTGATCTGCGGGTGAGACGCCGGTGACGTTCGCGGCGATCATGTTTCTGCTCGGGTTGGCCATCGGGCTGGTGGTCGGGATGATGGTGCAGGACGCGCTGGGTTACCGCGGCTGGTACCGCCAATGACCCGCCGCGCCGTCATCTTCGCCGCGTTAGTGCCGGTTGGTGCTGTGCCGGCGGCCGCTGTCAACCACGGCGACGGGCATCACCGTACGGTTGTGGGCGGGCACCAGGTTCGGTTCGACGGGCTCGGCCCCGAAAGGTGGGCGGCTCGTTGGCGTCGAGAGCACCGGATGGTGTTGCGTCTGCGCCGCCGCCTCCAAGCAGCCCGGCCGGCAGTAGCCCCGGCCGGGCCGGAGGCGGCGATCCGCTACGTCTTCGGCCCCTACGCCGACCAGGCGATCGATGTGGCGCGGTGCGAGTCTCATCTGTCGACCCGGGCGCACAACGGCCAATACCAAGGTTTGTTCCAGATGGGCGCACACGAACGCGCCGTCTACGGCGACTCGAGCACCGCGCTCGGGCAGGCGCAGGCCGCGTACCGGTACTTCGTCGCGTCAGGCCGGGATTGGTCGCCCTGGTCGTGCAAGCCGTGAGACCGCGCATCCTGGATTTGTTCTGCGGCGCCGGCGGTGCGGCGATGGGCTACCACCGCGCCGGCTTCGACGTGATTGGCGTCGACATCGTCCTGCAGCTGAACTACCCGTTCCAGTTCATGCGTGCAGACGTGCTTTTGGACTGGCACGACATCCTTTGGGAGGCCGGACGCGTGGACACGATCCATGCGTCGCCGCCTTGTCAGGCGCACTCGAGCATGCAGCACATGTGGAACGCGGGCGAGCACCCGGATCTCGTCGCGTCGACACGCGATCTGCTCATCGCTACCGGGCTGCCGTACGTGATCGAGAACGTCGTCGGTGCCCCGCTCATCGACCCGGTCAAGATCTGCGGCGCCTCGATGGGTCTCAGGGCCGGCCGATACGACATCGCGCGGCACCGTCTGTTCGAGACCAACTTTCCGGTGATGGTGCCGCCCTGCGCCCACGGTTCACGGCCCGTACTCGGTATCTACGGTGACAATTCGCCGCTGTATCAGAGGCGAAATGGAACCGAGGGGCGAACCTATGACGCCCGGCTGCCCGTCGCTGAAGGGATCCCTCTCGCCCGTGAGGTGATGGGGATCGACTGGATGACGTGGAAGGAACTGACGCAGGCGATCCCGCCGGCGTACACGGAGCTGATCGGCCACCAGCTGCTGCAGCACATCCGGGCGAGGGCGGCGTGACGTTGTTGCTGTTCGTGTTCGCGCTGGCCGTTTTGGCGGTGGTGTGGCGGGCGCTGCGGTGAGCACCGACGAGCGTGATGTGCTGGCGGCCCGGGTGCGGGAACTCGAAAACGCGCTGGCCCGCGCCACGTACCTCGCCGAGCACCTGTTCCAGATGACCGACCCGGAAACGTGGCGGGCAAGCGGCGGCGACGACGGCCAGGGCCACTACGAGGGCGACTACCACGCCGAACAGACACGCGAGGAGATCCAGCGGCTCGCTGCTCTTGCGGCCGGAGGCCGCCGGTGAGCATGGAACGCCAAACCGTCCGCCTGCAGGGCGGCCCGTTGGACGGCGAGCGCAGGTTGGTGCATCCCGACAGCGGACGGTATTTCGAGGAGTGGGACGACGGCCCCGCCGAACACTGGCCGCCGCCCGCCCGGAAAGTCAACTGTGCGACCTACCGCCGCGTCGACGCCACCACGTTCGCGTACGCGGCGACCCAGACAGCAATGGGCAGCCCTAACCCTGACTTCTACAAGGAGGAACCGATGTCTACCGCAACACCTGATCCGCAGCCGACGGCGCCGGCGCAGCCTGTGCCGCCCGTCCAAGAACCCGACCAGCCCGCCGAGCCCGACCAGGACGACAACGACAACGACGCCGAGTCGGTGACCACCACCGAGACGACGACGGAAACGACGGAGGTGGAGTTCTGAATGGCCGAAACCACTGTGAATAGCACCCTGCCGGCGGTTCGCGAGAGCCGCCTCGACGACCTCGCCCGGCTGGGCACCTGGCTCGCGCTGTCCGAGTCCGGCGGCAACAACGAGAAAGCCAAGGGCGCCTCAGCCGCGCTCCGCCTGTACTACGCGGAGGAGCTGGGCCTGCCGCCGCTCGCGGCTGCGGAGTTGACGGTGATTGCCGGCCGCCTCTCCGTCGGCGCCCAGCTGCTACGCGCTCTGGCGCAGCGGGACGGCTACCGCATCACACGCGTCGACGACGACGAAACGAAAGCAACAGCGGTGCTGTCGAAGGATGGGGAGGAGATCGGCCGCGCCACCTTCACCGTCGAGATGGCCAAGAAAGCCGGGCTCGCGAACAAGACGAACTGGCAGACCCACCCAGGCCGCATGTGCTGGGCAAGAGCGTCGAAGAACGTAATCGTCGACTACGCCCCACACATCGCCTTGGGGCTGATCCTCGACGACGAAGTGTCCGAGTTCAACCGGCCCGCCAACGAGCCGATCGTCGTTCACGCCGACTACATCGACGCCGACGACCCCGTCGAAGAAGAGGAGTCGAAATACGTGGCGCCCGCCTCGGTGCGCCAAGCCCACGAGCAGCAGGTCGAAGAGGCACTGGCGGAGTTCGCTGACCCGATTGATACGCCCGACGAATAGATGGAAGGGTGGATCGTGATTCCCAACTGGCGGCGGTTCCAGCACTACAAGAACCGGCAGCCGAAGTGGATCAAGGTCTACACCGAGTTGATGTCTGACTCGGCGTTCCTCGACCTCACGTTCGCCCAACGCGGGTTGTTGATAACGCTGTGGTTGGAGTACGCAAGGAGTCGCCGAGCGATCCGCGTGCGAGCCGCCAGCATGTCGCGACAACTCGGCGGCCGTGTCGCATACGCACAACTGGAAGCGCTCAGTGATGCGGGTTTCATTGAGATAACTGCTAGCAACCGGATAGCAGAGCGCTATCAAAACGCTAGCCCAGAGTTACTACGTAACTCAAATAGCGGTGACGACGTCGCCTCGCCTGTGGAAGGCGCGTCGTCGTCACCGCAGAAACAGCTGCTCGCGGCCGGCCACAGGTTCGCCCACGACTGGAACGGCACCGACAGTGACGCGTTCGAGGAAGGCCTCGACGAGCTCGAGCATTTGACCGGTGCGAGGTTCGCCGCCGGCGATCGCTACCAACTCTGGGATGAGGCGCGTCAGCAGGAGCTGCACTAGTGCGACGTGACGATGACATCAGCCGCTTCTACCGCTCCATACCTAAGGGCAGTCATGCCACACGTGGCGGTTGGGAGCCGAAGACGTGCACCACCTGCGGCAAGCCGGTCGTGATCTCGAGGCAGGCCTGCTGGTTCCACTACGACCACGTCACCAACACCGCCTACGCATTTCACATGGCGTGTCCCAGACCCGTCACACTGAACACGGGAGGTGCCCGATGAACTACCGCACCGTCACGATCGGCGAAATAGCGTTGGTCATCATCGCGATCTTCATCGCACTCGCCTACTTCAACGGCTTCGGCTAAACCCGTGAACGCTGAGTGGAACTGGCAGAGACCAGCAATCACCGGCCCCTTCGCACAAGCCGGGAAAATGGGTGTCAACCACGACGACCCCCGCCAAGCAACCATGCTCTACGTCCACCGCCTCGACTCCAACAACACCGACCGATCCGGCAACCTCATGCGGCTCACCCCCCAGAACGTCATCTACCTGCAGCAGAAAACCGCCGCCACGAGCTGGCACCGCTACCAATCAACCGGACGGCCCACCCTCACGGGTGACTGCTGGATCATCCCCGTCAAAACGCATGCGGGCAGCGAATCCGGCACCGAACCGCCGAACGGGTCGCCGCTTCTCGTCACGATCCCAGGCAACATCTGACCCGCAAACCCGCATGGTTAAGCCAAAAACACGGCCGGTTTTTTGGTGGCGGACGGTGATGAC